AACATTTGGTATGTGCTGAATGCGGTAAGCAGGACTACCACATGAACTTTTCCTTTCACCTACCAGAAGCCAATCTGTACGACGACGAAGAGTGTGCAACTTGGTGCCATATTTGTGAAACAGAAGCCAGCTTGCTCGAAGACTGGGAATACGAACTCAAACAGAAATCTTTAAAGGAGAACAAGCAATGAGAAAAGACTACTTGTGTTTTGTTTCAATGGGCATGGGCTCTTGCTGGGGATACGGCGAGACACCTGCCGAAGCCGTTAGCTATATGCTAATAGAAATCAATGATTGGGCTGATTACTACAAAGTATCCGACATCTATATACCTTCAACCATCTATGACCTCACTGAGTACGGTGGATTTGTTGCTGATCACAGAGGTTTATACGGTCAACTGCCGGGCGATGGCGAAGGGGAGATGCAATACTCCGAGAAACCCCTTGAGCCCTCCCAATATGCCCTGTCCAAAACACCCAAAACAAGAACAAAAAACGGTCGATGGTCAGAGCTTAAGTCTTTGAGGTCAGCCCTAACAACACACTTCTACCCAACCTATAACGAGGTCATGGAAGCTAAAGACCAAGCACAAAAGGAAGCAAATGATGGAGATAAGTGAAGAGCCAAAGACAAAGTATTACGTTCAGTTTTATTCCATAAAAGATTGCAAATGGATAACGCTTCATAAATATCAATACTATTTTGATGCCGTTATTTATCTTGGACAGGTGATGAAGTCTTCACCCAAAGAAGATCATCGCGTACTGAAAGTTAATAGCGAAACTGCCATCGAAGTTCCATCAATTGATAAAGAACTAATGGAATAAATAAAGCCGAGCGGCAACACATAATTAACGACACATACTATGTCGATGTCGTGAAATGATAACCGAAAGATAGTGCATCTTTGGCATTCTTGGTGCATTATTAGCAATGTTAGTCACACATGGGCTAACTTAAACAACTGTCAATATTATGGAGAAACATTATGGCTGACAGAAAAGATCGATATCAACGTATCGTTGATCTTATATTCAAAGCAATGGAGACGCCTGAGTCTTGGCAAAAGACCTGGCAATCCATGTCAACACGCCCCCGAAATCATGTCAGTGGACACAAGTACACAGGCATGAACGCCATAACTTGCATGGTGGACATGGCAATTAACGAGTACAAGGACGGACATTACGTCACTTTCAACCAAGCAGAGCAGTTAGGTCTGTCAGTTAAAGGGCAGAAAGCAACGCCTATTATCTTTATGGGCAAAGCAAAAGATAAGAAGTCAGATGATCCAGAAAAGACTTACAAGTTTGCCAAGATTTACAACTGCTGGAACATCAACAAACTAGGGCTCTATCTTCCAGAGCCTGAGATCAAACCCAACAAACTAGAAGCTCCGCACGTTATAGCTGACGCTCTCTGCGTAGCAGTAGAGAATAATGCAAGCTATGACCCATGCTATATCCCAAGCATTGACACCATCAAAATGCCGATGGAGGGACAGTTTGAGCGAGAGCATCACTATCAATCTACCTTCTACCATGAGTGTGTCCATGCAACTGGCGCAAAGAAAAGGTTAGATAGGAAGATAGAAAATCCATTCGGGTCTGAGCTCTATGCTATCGAAGAGTTAGTGGCAGAGATAGGCAGTGTCTTGTTGTGTGCTGATCTGGGTATCAAATATGAGATTCAGAATCATGCAAGCTATCTAAATAGCTGGAAGAAAGCTATCAAAGAAGACAGTAACATACTGGTTAAGTCAGCAAGAAAAGCACAGAACGCCGTTGATTATATCCATAGCCAGATGGATCTAATGAAGCAACAAAATGCGGCGTGATTCGCACGGAGCCGGTGTCCGTTCCCTTACGGGGACACCGGTCTCCGCACTCATCACTTAGGAGAAACCTATGAGTAATCCAGTTAAATGGACAACTGCTTACGTCAGTCGATTATGTCCACAGTTATTACGATGTGAAGCAGACATCGTACTAGAAGAATGTCGGGTTAGAACTTCATCAGATGGTGACATCTATCCCGACTTGGTAATTAGTGTAGCCAAAAGTTTATTCCCTGAAGTGCTAAGCAATCGTGATTCAGTGTTGCCGTCAAAAAAGATTGACTCGCTAGAAATAGCAATGAATGCAATAGACATTGCGCGCAAGTGCCTTCAGCAAATACCTAATGATATGAAATCAGATGGTACTGCCAGGGCAGAACTAGAACTCGGCGCCCAGTGGCACTACCTAATGAACGAACTCAAGGAAATAAAAGATGGAACAGGACAATACCCCGGAGTCAAAACAAAACCAGTGGCGTACATTTAATCAGATGTTAAAAAAACGGGAAGTGATAACCAAGATGTACATTGATCTTTGTGCATCAGAAAACAAAGTGCCCAGTAATGCAGAGTTTGAAGCCTTCAAAATAGAGATGGAAACTTTCGCTACACACTGGGCTATGAATGAAGATAAAACTTGAGGAGAGAACGATGTCAAAAATTAGTAATTTCGGACAGGCCAAAGCAATGAGAGATGCACGGCGAACAGGTGTTATGCCTTTTGAATACGAATTTGATGTGGATTCTAAAGCGGGTGACTTCACTATCATGGTGACAGGACATACAACAAGAGAAAATGATTTAGGTCTCGTTGCTGTTTACTGCGAAAGCATTACCTGCATGGGCCGTGACTGTTCACACGTTGTTGATGACGCAATTGTTACGCAATGGATCTTTGATGAACTAGGAGTAGAACAATGAGTAGTGAATCAAACCCGTTTAAGCCTTTTGCCTATCGGTTTGAGGTTAAGTCCGATGCAGGAATCTTTGATGTTATTGCGAGAGGTAATTCTCATGAGGATTCAGAAGGATTCTTCAGCATATTTATTGAGTCAGTAACAGACATAGATGACAACAACGTTGTTGGCATTGACTGGTCAATCATCTCAAAGCGAGTCATGGGAAGACTAGAAGAGGAGGATGCACAAAATGGTATTTGATTTCGAAACCGAAGCCGCAACAAGCGGTACTTGTCTACAAGGATACGCTCTTGCCACAAGGCAGGAGCTTATTCAAATATTTGGTGAGCCAAATGAGAGTTACCTGGATGATAAGTGTAACTTTGAATGGTCGTTACTGTTTACCAATCCAAAAGACAGCACGGACACAATACGCGCAACCATTTATGACTGGAAGTGTGAGCCCGGCAACCTATCTGAAACTATCAGCTGGCATATCGGTGGTGATGGATTAGATGCAGTTCACTGCGTGGCTGGTCATCTCTTGGCGCACAGGGAGAAAGCCGCATGAAACAAGGAGGCAGACCAGTCGGAGGTAAGTGGCAAAAGTTGTACCAGTCTGTGCTTAAGTCAACGCTATACCTAAGCGGCAATACATTTACCTGTCACGACATAGCTTTTAGGCACAAGGTCAAGCCGCAACAGGCAACCAAGGTGTTAATGGAGCTAATCAAAGACGGGTATCTAAATGGGTATGGCAACGGAGGACAAGACTTCAAAAACTACATCCGAAGGGCAAGACATTCAGACCTTGGAAAAAGAAAGTTAAGTAACTACACCCCACCTATTCAACCCAATGAGTTAACAGCAAGCACAAGATTTATTTACGGAGGAAGAATCAATGGCTAGCTTTATCTGTAGTTCCTGCGACGAGCAATTCAAAAGTTGGAATGCCGCTGACATAGACCTTGTCATGTACCCAGAACTAGAAGGCAAAGCCTACTGCCTAGACTGTCTTGAGTATGTAGAAGATGAGATCCAAGCTGAGCGACACGCTGACTACCAACATGGAGACATCTAATGAGTAAGCATGAACAACTCATCTTGGATATATGCCAAATATCTGAAGCGTTAGCTGACGATCCTGAGTATGACCAGGATTGGAAGCCGCGCTTAGAAAGGTTGCTTGGCTTTGTAGAAGCCCAAGCTGAACGACACGCTAACTGCCAGCACGGAGATATCTAAATGGAATATGAACAAGACTTTCCTTTCAAAGAGTACCGCACTGAGGGAGGAGACTTCTTCAGCAGTATAGACGAAGCCCTTGATGCTGGCTTTGAGATGGATCAGATCTGGTCTGTCACTGAGTCAGGCGAGAATGACTACTGCCATATCTATGGGCCTCCCCATCACTGGGTCAACCTCCTTGGATATACAGCCACCAAGGAACGGCACGACAACAACACCTACTACATCGAGGACTGGAGTAACTTCATGGAGGCATCTAATGAGTAACCAAGAAAAAGCTACCTTAGAAAAGCTAGAACAGATTCATTTCTGCATATCTGAACACATAGACAAAGAAGATCTAGACCTACATCTGCTTGAGATGGCATTGGAATTGGTAGAGGACATAAGAGAACCCTACCTCCCCGGCAAATGTTAGTACGTCTTAGCCCTGAAGATGTCCACAACTGCACCCTAATGGGCCACGATACTGTGGCTCTTTGCGAGATGCGGGGAGTTCCCCCTCGTCTTGAGAATAAAAACCAAACCAGAGAAGAAGCCAATGCTCTTGGATTCAAGGCAGAGTTTGCAGTCGCCAGGTTACTAGGCACGAACCTACCTACAGTCAACGTGGTTACTGATGGCGGTATTGACCTGTGGTTTGCTGATGTCTCTATTGATGTAAAGTTTACTAACAAGCAGAGCAATGGATTGATCTTTGATAACGAAGAGAAATTTAAAGCAAGACTAGCAGTGCTTGTCACACCGACAGATCATGATGATGTTATGAATATTGTAGGCTGGATAGGCAGAAAGCAATTCTTACGCGTAGCTAAAGTCAAAGACTTTGGATATGGCCCAAGGCTGGTTGCTGTTGGGCACAACCTAAAGCGTATTGAAAGCTTATGGAGACGGTTGCACGAGTGGAGTCCCGGCGAAGGAAAATGGGAGACTCGTAAAGAAACCTGCGGTGAGCGATAGGGGAAACAGGGCGTGATGGTGTTCCCCGCTAGATATGCAACGAGAGAAAGGAACCCCCTGTCCAACCAAAAGCGGAGGAAAGAATTGGCAAGGAGCCTGCCGAGGCGGGAAGATGTTCATGTCTTAGGCATCAAACCCAGCAAGCTCCTGTTCTTTTTTTCCTTCGGGGAATGCTTTGTTCAAAGCTGATCTCGTTGTGAACGGCTTGCCCTTTCCATCTACCATGTAAGGAATGCCTTGAGACTCAAGAACCTTCATTAATTTGGGAGATGTGCCGCAATCAAAGATATCGAATAGCTCTGAGTGCTTAACAAATTCCATCTTCATTCATACTCTCCTTAAAAAAGGGGGAGACTAGCTCCCCAAATATGCCACCACAGCATCAAAAGGGTATCTCAAGATCTTCTTTCTTTTTAGAAGATCCTTCATAGTTATTGACGGAAAAGTAAATACTCTCACCCGACTTTGCTTCTAAGAGCTCAAGGTTTAGCCATTCCGCGCCAGGATTTTCGTCTCGCTTTGACCTAAGCCAAGGCAAAAACTCCTCCCATTTAACACCTACTGTTGCCTTAACAAAATCAGGCATTGAATCCAGTGGCTTCTTTGCGTAAAGCCCTGCCACAAATTCTTTGTCGTTGTTACTCATGCCGCCGCTCCTTTTCTTACTGCATTAAATTCATCGGTTTTGAAGTACGCTCTTTCTTGGGTGGTGAATACACCGCCCTTGGTTGAAGCAACCCATAAGGATTCTTGATCTTCATTAGATATATCTTGCAAGTTCTCAAGAACCTTATAAGGATCATTTGCTCTGATACCTTCTTTGATATTAAAGATGGCTTCAAAGTTAGCCTTCATTGCCTCATTGTGTTTAACAAGATGCTCGACAGCCTCTTGTGTTTTCTGCTGATTGATTGCCCCAGCTACCTCGTCTGCGCTAGCAATCTCTGACCCAGCAAGGCCGAAGAATGCCAACGCTCGACCCACAGCACTGGTCTCAGCGTTTTCAAATGCAGAGGTTTTGTTGATGCGAGAAGCGGATCGTACTTCCTCAGCAAATCCAGTAGAGATAACTCGACCGGACTCATCTGAGATCTCTGTCTTGATAACAACCTTCTCGTCATCAGCGACAACAACATTACTTGCGATAGTGTAATTAGGGTGCGCTTGTCTGAACTCACTTACCCGTAAGGCTACGGTTTTGTATGCCTTACCATGAATGTCGACCACACCTGTATCACCCTTGCCCATAACTTTTCTCCTTAATAAATGCAAAGTATCCCGAAGGACAGCAATAGTATAAACACATGGGAAAAGATTAGCAACACTTGCCAAAGATGCATTAATACATGGTAAACTTCTATGTTCTTTAGCAATCCTTATAAAAGGTTAAGAAAATGCCGCCAGAAAGTTATGATTACTTACAAGAAATCGCCATCCTCGAAGCGAGACAAGCCAAAGAACATCACTTCAATCTAGATTTAGATGCCAATTCATTAGAACACCAGCACTATCAACGCAATAACAAAGATCCTCTTTCCGACCTGGACACCAGTGATGAGATCGAATCCACCTACGAGCGGCTTGGCCGCGAGGGGTACTGGATACCGAAGATGATTAAGAAGACTAGCACGGTGGTCTTGTTTGCAAAGCCCAACGGAGGAAAGACCCTGCTAACCATAGCCGCGCTAATAGAAGAGATAAAAAAAGGAAACATCAAAGGCGAAGATATTATCTACTGCAACGAAGACGATGGGCTCAATGACTTAGAACAAAAGCGAAAAATCTTTAAGTCTTACGGTATTCGTTTAATGTCTAGCAGTATGAAGCAGATAAGCACCCAACAGCTTCAATTTAATCTCCACCAGCTAGCCGTTGCCGGCCACCTTAGAGACAAGCTGGTTGTCTTTGATACCTTAACCAAGTTCTGTGACCTAAACACCAGCGAGGTCGCTGATTTCCTACGCTTTACACGACTTATCAACACTCAAGGAGGAACCTGCTTGTTGCTGTCCCATGCAAACAAACATGAGGATGATGATGGATGGCCTATATTCAAGGGATTGCAAGACCTAGAAGATAACTGTGATGCCATGTATTCCATGCGAGCACTGACCGACAAAGAGAAGCTTGTTCAGCTTGTGCACATGAGACGGGGAAAAGACAGGGGCGGGATGGATAAAGAGTTCTTCTTTGAGTTTGAGAAGTCGGAGATTCTTGGGTATGAGCACATGATTCGGTCATTCAGGTTTGTCGATGAAAGCAAGAAGATAAAGATCGACAAAGAGAATGCCGCTAAGAGAAGAATCTGGGACTTCGAGGATGAGTTTCTATTTCTCAGGAATGTATTGCGAGGGCAGGGCGAGAAGTCTCAATCAGATATTCTTGCTGACCGACAAGATCCAGAGCTCAACCCAAATTCAGTAGGCAGAAACAGGGTAGCCAAAGCAATCAAGGTCTTAAGAGGCCTTGCTATTAACGTTAGGGTTGATAGGGCAAGCAACAATACCAAGTGGATCAGTTGGCGTGAGGAGGTTGAGTCGCTTGAAAGCTAGTGTTTATGCGGTTTCCCTAGTTTCCCTAGTTTCCCTGTATTTCAGAGAGGGGGTGGTTAGTGACCACTAACGACCCTTCCTCGGTAAGCCGGGGAAACCGGGGAAACCCGGGAAACCAAACAACGATGCGGGTTTTAGGAGATGACAAGTACATGGGAAACAGTTGGGTTATAGACAATAAGGATAAGGCAGAGTTTTTTAAGAACTTTATTGACGATCAGTTAAACCAAGGTGTCACGATGGTCTACACATTATCGGTGGGATCGCGCACTCAGCGTCAGAATAACGCACTGCACCTTTGGTTTAGGCAGATTGCAACGCTCTTTAACGACTCCGGGCAGGAGTTAACTCACCCCCTTGTCCCCACCATGGACATTCCTTGGACAGAGAACATCGTCAAGGAAGTCCTGTATAAGCTCGTCATCAAGAAAATGTACGACAAGGGGTCTACCACAGGGTTGTCTGCTAAACAGCTCTCTGAGGCCGCTGAGACGCTCTCACGGTGGCTTGCCCAAGAGTGTGGGATATACGCCCCGTTCCCCCAGACATTGAAAGACTCGCTTAAATCAGCAGAGGAGGTAGTATGAATATCAAAATCAATGCGGCAGATCGACACTTTAGCAAGTGCGTCAGGGAAAGAACGGACTACACCTGCCAAGGATGTGGCAAGCAATACCCTCGGGAAAGCACAGGATTGCACTGCTCTCACTACTTCTCACGAGGAAAGTGGGCTATCCGATATGACAAAGACAATGCCTTTGCTCACTGCTATGGATGCCATAAGAAATACGGCTCCAACCCTGAACACTTTAGGGATCATTACCTGGACTGCTACGGCGAAGGAACCCTAGAGCTTCTGAAAGAAAAAGAGAGGGACTTGGGAAGGGCCAAGCGAATGCATAAGGAGTTCAAAGACATTGTTTACCACTACCGGGAGGAGCTAAAAGAAATGAAACAGATAAGAACGAAAGGCCATGCCGGATGGCTAGACTTTGTATCGTGGGATTAACGCTATCTTGGCTTTCTTTCTAGCAAACGCTCAGTAATCTGCTCTGTAGTTTCAAATCCAACTAGATCAGAAGCATTCCTGATACCCCTTAGAGACTGCTTAACAAAGGGGAGTGCGTCAATGACAGGCTCTCGAAGATACCTGCTACCTGTCATAGCCCCGAGTGTTCTCTCTGCCACATCGTAAGGCCTGTCAAGCACAACAGGACGAGAACCCTCTAAAAATGTACTAATCCATCCATCTTCTTGTATTCTGCCCCATTGATAATCATTAAGACCAACGGTATTCATGGTCAGCAATGATGCCCACGCATCACCGTAACCCCTAACCATTCCTCCGATGCTGGCATTACCATCACCAAACAAGAACTGTCTACCCTCATTGATAACCGCAAAACCACCAGCACCCCACAAAGCATAACGCTTAAGAAAGCCCACAGCTTTATCAACCTCACCTCTCCGAAGGTTATCCACAACCTCACGCAGAGCAAGAGCCTGTTGCTTGATGACAAAACCACGCAATGCCCACAAGCCCCGAAGGTCTGGATGCCTAGCCCATGCCGCTGGCCTACCAGCAGATGAGATAAGCTGTTGTTGGCCCAGCGCGGCGACTAATAACTGCTCAATCAGGTCTGCTTGCTCAGGAGTATAGGCATCAAAGTCCTTGCCATGTTTAAGTAATCCTTTCTTGATTGCAGATAACTCTTGCGGAGTAAAGTAAAAGCCCCACATATCAGCAAGGTTATCTTCTTTAGCCAGCTTGATCGCGCTATTCCACGCAGTGTCCATAACACCACGCTTACCTACTCGGTCAAAGGCCGCAAACAAAGACCCCTTCATGGCAAAGTCCGTCAGGTTCCTCATGTTAGAAGCCAGCTTATGCATCCTTCCTCGATCTACAGCAAGGGATTCATTTATCCTATTAACAAATTCTCCGTAGGTCTGGTTGTTTAAGCCCATCCTCTGAAGATCTAGTGGGCTCTTAGTAATCGCATCATCTAGCATCTCTCTTGAGCCAAACTTGGCGGCGGATAATGGAACGTCAGCCAGATTCAAGATCGCAGACATAGGACCAGCAAGAGTGGTTAGATAGGTAAAAGAATTGAGTGCTTGCAATAAGGGATGCGGGGTTCTGGAGGATCCCGTTATGTTTTGAGTAATAAGGCTTATCGCATACTCAGCCTTGTCAGCATCTATCCCTCGGCGAATAAGATCATCCTGCCAAGCCTTCATAAATTCTTCGGGAGTCATGGGAACTAACTGACCCTTCTTATTCTTCTTTAGATTGGTTGGTTTAAAACCAGTCATCCTAGAAATCTGATACAACTTCTCCAGGTTAAACGTGCGCTGGATGTCAGTCAGAATAGGATTCTCATAATCATCAGGATTAGGACGCTTTGCCTTGCGTCTCTGATTAACTCTATCATTTAGATAACTACCCCGGCTTCTTCTCTTCAGCCCTGAATCCGCTGGCAGTTGCGTCCACCAATCATCTTCAGCCTCAATCTCCTCCGGGGGGATCTTTTCTTTTTGCTCGTCAGCCATCTTCTTTGCGGCGGCTTTATTCAGGCGCGTTGCGCCATAGGTTACATAGGGATCGTATTCTGCTCCGCTAATCGCCGTCATGTTTCTTCTGTTCTTTCGCCCTGACCAAGCAATGTATTCCATTAGCGCATTGATTTGTTCTTCATCCAGCTTTCCGGTCATCAAGCGGCGAAGCTCACTCAGGGAAGTAGCATATCCCTCTCTACCCTTAAGCCCTTTAGATAAAAAGTTAGCAGAGAAATCAAGATAGATTCCCTTGATCTCTTTATCTGTTTCCATTCTTTGGATGACAGGAGCCAACCTTTCGATAAGTCCAGTTTCATCCATCTCTTTATTGATGGTTCGTAGCCAGGTCTCATCTATTCGCTGATACAAAGCTCCAAGCCGGGGGCTTACCTCGGCCATAATGGTATCGCTTACGCCACGAAGCCATTCATTGTAGATACCTTTGAAGCTAGCCTTTAATCCCTGCCATACCTCACCGACGTTGGTAGCATCACGAAGCCTTGGTGCACCAACAATAGAATCATCGACATTATCAAATGGCCTATCAGCACGGAGGTCACTGAAGACACGATTGTAGTCAGAGTTGGGATCTATTTTTTCTGCAATCGACTCAACTTCAGGCGTTCTTTTTATCGACTCAACTTCAGGCGTTCTTTTTGGTGTTGACCTGCCTCCAAGCATTCCTACTGGCTGTTGCTCCGGCTGGCTTTTCGGCTTTTGCTTTGGCCTTGGCTGGCTTTCTCTGATCTTTTTCATCACAAAGCCGCCAGTGCTATTGGGCACATTTTCAGCAAACCCTGCGGCCTCAAGCCTATACATTAAAGGAGTTATGCGTTCTCTATAGTCAATACCGAGGATGGTTTCTGATAGTTTATCTTTGCTAGTATTTCTATTTTTGTTTAGCGTTATTCGATTAAATGTCCCACCAACAGGAATATCATCAAAGTTTCTTGCAAGATCTCTGGCAAGCTCATCTTTCAATACATCATCTGCACCGGGATCTAAGCCGTCCCAATCTCTAAACAAAGTATATACATCATCATAACCATCTGGCGTTATAAAACGTTCAGGCACATGACCGTATTTTTTTCTAGCCGCTTCAACTTGTGATTCTTTTTTCTGTGGCTCAGGCCGAGGTTCGGGTCGAGGTTCAGGTCGAGGTTCAGATCGAGGCCTAGGCTGAGTCTCATATCCATATTGAGCTCTACTACCTAAGTATTCTCCAAATGAATTAGAGGCTGATGATTGGCCGCCTAATTGATTTGTTTTTGATGCTTGACTGTTGGCTGAAACCTGCTTTCTCGCCTCGTATTGCCGAACCTCTCTTAGTTTCTGGGCTTGCTCATAGGCTTCTTCACTTTGCTGTGTCACCTTGTGGTTAAAGCCTGTGGCATCAACAGTTTCAAGTGAGTCCCGACCAACAGCAAACTGAGACTTTCTGCCATTAACAAGCTGAACCTGTACCCTTCCGTTCTCTAACTCTCCAAGAACTCTGACCGGCCTCAGGTCTCCCTTATTTGTTCTGTATAAAAGGATAGCTCCGGGCTCTACCTGCTGTTCAATCATATCTGGATCTACACGATTGTTACCTGTCTTTGCGCCGGGACGAGAGGCTACGCTAGGGTCAAAGATCCTGCCGACAACAGTGCCTACCGTACCGCCAAGAGCCGCCATTGCCGCCCTCTCTTCTGCGGTACGCCCCGACCCAGCGCCATAGGCAATACCTTCAACGCCTCCGGTAGCCATGTTGCTAAGCCCGTACTTGGCACCCTGCCTAGCTAGTGCCGTGCCAGTAGCAATGCCAGGGACAAGCTCTTGATACAAAGCACTTACAGGGTTTTCCGTACGATACTGATCCATTTCATTACGAACTTCGCCAAGGATGTCAGAGTAAGACCTGTCTCCAAGCAAAGATCTAACCCCGGCTTCAGCCTCATCAGCTAATGCAAAGGTTGCACCTTGAGCAATGTTTCTTAAGCCGCCGACCAGTATTTTATTCTGCTCGCTCTGCCGTCTTGCCTCTATAGCACGAAGGTCGTCATCAGTAGGCATGAATTCATCGTATAAAGATGAATCATCTGTAACTTTTATCGATGGAGATGGGAGCCTTTCGGCTAATTCCTCATCGGTCGGCATAAAGTCCTCATAATTTAGCGGGGCTTTAACCTCTGGTATGCCCTTACGCTTTTCAGCCGTAACTTCTACCTCTTCCAGCGCAGGTAAATCAAAGGCAGGATCTCCTGTTATTATGCTAGGAGGCGGTGGCCTTATGCCCTTACGCTTTTTAGCAGTAACTTCCACTTCGTTTAAGGGAACCCTTATCCCATCACGTTGCTCAGCAGTAACCTCTATCTCCTCTAGAGGAGGCAGGTCATAATCTGGATTCCCTGTTATCAGCTTTGGCGGCGGCGGTCTAATGCCTTTACGTTTCTTAGCAGTAACCTCAACAGGATTTAATGGCTGTCTTATTCCATCGCGTTTCTGAGCGGTAACCTCAACCTCTTGCAAAAAAGGGAGATCAAAGTCTGGATTCCCTGTAATTATTTCCGGTCGAGAAGGTCTGAAGTTAGGGGTTGGTTTCTTTTCTGCGGTGACCTCTACCTCGTTTAAAGGTGGTCTTATTCCATCACGCTTTTGCGCTGTTACCTGTATTTCTTTTAGCCACTGGTTTGGATCAGCTTTCTTTTTTTGAGCCTCAACTACAATATCCTTTATGACTAAACCAATGGGCACTTTTCTTTTTTGAGCAGTAACGATCACCTCCTCTAAAGGAGGAAACTCAAAGTCTGGGTTGCCAGTCCTTAGCTTTGGGGGCGGTATATCTTGCGGCCTTAGCTCAGGCTTTCTTGTTGCTGTAACCTCTACCTCTTTAAGTGGCGGAAGTTTCTTTTTGGCTGTGACTTCCACCTCTTTGAGCTTTGGATTTATTTCTTCAGCAAATGTTCCGACTACTTCTCTAGCGTCTTCTACGCTAGTCAAAGCCCTGTTCCCTGCTATACCTTCATAATTGCTATCACCAGATGTAGTAGGGAGACCTGCCCACTCTTTTGCTAGCTCATTAATAAGGTTCTCAGTAAAATCTCCTTTGCCTTTTTTAGACCTTCTGATCCTGTCATCAATAAGGACATCAGCCATAAGGTCTTGGGTCTCTTCATCAAACAGCCTGTCATCTTTAAACCATGACGGCTTTCTTCTCTGAAGATCCTCAAGAGTCTTGTTGATGATTTGGTATTTGCCAGCGGCAGACTGACCACCACTTTCAATCCGCTCACGTTGCAACTCCTTGACCTCACCAATAGTCATCTCGGTGAGATCAACGGTGTCGCCTCCATGAAGCACATTGTATCGGTTGTCACTCTCGAGACTTCCAATCCAGTTTCTAAGGGAGTCGTAGTTTTCTTTTGGTGCTGGAGCTCTACTCATAAGAAATGCCAAGCTGTCCCAAGGTCAGTTTTTTTGCCACTTATTAAATTCTCCACGCCGTATCTTGAGAAAGATATTCGTCTTGAACCGGGTCTCTATTCCTGCCAAGTTGTTTAATGCGTTCTTCCCAAAGACGATCAAACCTGTCTTTGTCAAACTCTTCTCCTCTAGCGGCTGATGCTTCCTGAGCCTGTTTTAATTTCTCCTTATATTTTGAGCCTGTACCAAGAGCCATGTCGCCTTCAATTCGATTCCATCTATCGGACTTTGCATCAGCTTCCTTTTGTTCTCCTTTCAGGCCGCCACTGACAAGTCCTCCATTGAGCTCGGCATCAAGATCTTCTCTCATTTCATCGTAAAGAGTTGGGAACTGATACTCCAATGCGGTGAATAAAGCTTGATTAATTAGCTGGCTTGCCTCCGCTCTACCCTCTGGCGTTGACTGGTCTATGGCGTTGTACTTTTCCATGATGCTCTCGCCAGCTTTATCCAGGGTGCTATACATTTGTTTGTTGATAGCCTTGCTTAAGGTTTCTGCGTCTTCATCGCTCCAAGAGGATGGATCAAAGATAGCCGCAAACTCCTCACTGTCTTTCCTAAGACCAGAAAGAACCTTATTTATATCCATCTGCAACTGCTGGGGTACTGCCTGAGCCAGAGATGCTAGATGCTTGCTTACCTCACCAGCATATTTTTTATTTACTTTTCCAACACCGGCATCCCCTAACAACTCTCTGACCTGATTTACTTCGCTCACATACTTTTGATACAGAGTATTGTTTGGGAAGTCGCTTCTTTGTAGCGGGATGTTTTCTGATATCTTGTCACCCAAGCTCTGCCTTGCTTCTTGCAGTTCAAGCTCAGCTTTTTCTCTGGCCATTGCCGCATCATAGGACGCAAGCACAGAACCCCTTGCCGCTGTTACCCTTGAGCCAATGTCCTTTGTGTTGTATGGCCTGTACTCTTCCGCACCAAACCTCCCTTCGTACTCGCTCGTTAATGCATCAAGATCTGACTGTGCTTTACTTGCAACTTCGGGATCTTCTGAAAGAGTAAGGCCAATAAGGTTGGTAGCTTTGGTATTAAACTCGCTTTCAAGGCGAGCGTGCTCAGCTTCCATAATTTTGGCATGCTCGGTTGCAACCCCTGCTATAGAGGCTTGAATAAACGGTTGATAGTCTTTGTTTATCTGACCATAGTTTCCATCAGTTACTGTATCTGCTCGCCTTTTGTAATTCTCAAACGCTGTATCACCTAGCTTTCCAGGTGGAAAAATAGCCCTCGACAATCGCTCATTTTTCTTAAGGGCCGCGTCAATCGCTAGCTGATTGGCTTTAATTTGCTGTTCTTGAGCAATCCAAGAATTTTCTCTTTCCTCTAATCCTTGTCGATAGTCAGTGCCCTCACGCCCTGTGCCGCCATACTTAGCACCCTGACCACCGTAAGTATTCATTTGGGAATAGATACCTTCCAATGCCTTTTCCGCCCCAGCCCTTTGCTGTGGGTCAAGATCATTCTTTCTAAGCTCTCGTGTTAGAAGGTCTGCGCTATTCTGATAAGCTGACATCTTGGTAGTCCACGCTTGCTTCTGCTGTTGGACGCCAAGATCTGTAGCCATCTGAGCATACTTCTGAGCATCTTCATGGTTCCCATTTCGTCTGGCCCATTCAGAATAGGCCACAAGACTTTTCGGATCGTCGGTATCTAGCTTTGGTGCAGAAAGATCTCTGATAGTCTGGTGCGTCCAATCGTATGCCTTGCCCATCTCACCAACATCACTGGCAATCTGAGACAACATCCCCGTTAAGTTTGCCGCTTGTGCTCTTCCTGACATGACCTACTCCTTAAAATATACCGTCAAACATACTGCCAGCATTATCCAACACAGAGTCATATAGGTTGCCCTCTAGCTCTGATGCCGCCTTCATTGCATTAACACCAACTTGAGATCCACCCAGCGCCATCTGTGCAAGATACTGAAGACCTGTTAGCTGACCTGTCTGTGCCCTATCCGCGTTATTACCACCTAATTGCATCAAAGCCATCTGTTGTTGCATGGGCAGGAATGATGTCTGGTAATTCTGATTAGCCATCTGACCAAACCCCTGAGCCAATGCCCCTTGATTCATCATCTCCTGCTGTGCCTGTTGCATAGCCGCTACCGATGCTTGGTTGCTGGCCTCTGCCCGAGCCCTAGCCATAGCCGCGTCCTCAGCAGTGCCACCAAACTGGCTACCACGAATGCCGCCTCTGCCCATAGCGTACTCACGTGCTTGCTGTGCGGCCTGAGCACGATTAAGAGCGGGGTTCTGCATAGCCATCATGCGGTTGTAAATATCCTGCTCTCTACCCGCCGTGCTCTGCATGGCGTTGCTCATAGCTTGAAGACCGGCGTCATTATATGACCCAGCTGAGTTCCCCATCATCGGGTTCTGACCAACACCAAGGTTGATTGAGCCATTTGCACCAACAGTAGAAGTCCCAAGGTTAGAGGTAACACCGTAACCCTTAAACTGAGATTCTTGGTTTAGGTCGGTAAAGTTTGGATCATTAACTCCCCCAAGCTCATAAAGATTGCTTACCAATGAGTCAGGTTCATTAGGATTTCCAAGCTCTCTGATCTGATCTGCATTCTGCAATCCCTGCTGGATTGCGGCCATTGATGCAAGTGCGCCAGGTACGCTCATCTCTTTCTCCTTAAGCGATCAAACGACCGACTAATGTGTTAATAGAAATCTGTTGCATAGACATCTTCTCTCCTATGATGTCTGCGCTAAACCCTATCCTAAGCATCTCACCCGTCCCGTTAAGGGCAGTGGTTGATGTGTAGAATGAGTCACTAATGTTGTTGTCTGGTTTAGCTTTTAACCTTCGGCTGTACTTCATGTCAGATCCAAAGCCCCAGGTTGCATGGATATTGTCTGAAGTTTTTGAGTGAAAGCTGTAGCTAACAGACTTAGGAATCACGGTCTGCATGATGTTCCCGGTAAAATTAAGCACTGTGCTTTCATAACCAAACGTGTAAGGTCGTGGCTGTTCGTATCCAAAGTATCTAAGAACACCACGGTTATCCCTACCTGCAAGCAACGCCAAATCCTTTATTGATGTTCTTACGGTAACTCCGTCATAGAAATCACAGTCAGTCCATCGAGTAGTTTTTAGTCCGCCTGTCAATGAAGGTTGTCCTAACTGAAAGACGTAGGCTTCTCGAGTATCAGGAAACAAACACACTGCTAGATTCCTAGAGGGCATATGAAACAGCTTGACCATGTCTCGCTGGCTATCTATGAGCTCACGGATCACTGTCGCCACGTTCATGCTTGGCTCTGCGAGGGGGCTAGACTTTTCTTGAATTACCCTGCCAAGAGAACGTACGCCCAAAGAGTCAACGAAAAGATGATCGCTACCAATGT